AGCGTCCACTGAAAAATCTGAAGAAGGCGTGGATGGAGCACGTTGAAGACTTTGACGAAGTGGATGATTTTTTTGAACACTGAACTAAAAATAGTTCTTGACATTCCATTATAGAAGAGTATAATGGATATATTGAATGGGCAATGCAGGAAGCTAGACTCATTCAATTCCTAACACAATGGAGAATATATTATGACTACGACTACACTTAAAGATACCTCTATTCTATACTCGTGGACCTATATCCCTTTAACTATTCGAGATTTCTTTCTCGATTCCGCAAACATCGATTGTAATCCAATTTGGCAGCGTCCAGATATTTCATCTATACTGGCGTCCGAAAATTCTAAACCTTCCAAGCAGCAGTCTATAATCCAATCGATCATCGAAGGAATTGATATCGGTGAGATTAAGTTATGCTTCTATCAAGGACGCAAGTCATCTGTTGATGGTGGTAATCGTAAGCGTGCCATTCTTGGTTTCCTGAACAATAAATTCAAACTGCACAAGTCCAGCAGCTTTGCAGGAAAGTATTACCGGGACCTTCCTAAGGATGTTCAAGACTCTATTATGAATTATGAACTTCGGTTCATTCAATATAAGGAGTTGACTTCTGAACTTATCGGTAAGATGTTTCGTTCTACCAATAACACAACCCACGTTAATCATCAAGAAATGCTTAACAGTTATGGTATGAACTTAATTGCTAGGTTAGTTCGAGAAACCGTGCGTGAGTTCGATGAAATCGGAAACACTAAACATGCTTTGTTTAAGTGTTCATTCAAGAAGAATGGAGATATTCAATATGATTATTTTTCATTCAACAACAATCGTCTTTTTCTAGAAGAGATTGTTGCACGTATTCTATGCCGAATCGATCAAGGTGAAACATTTGGTATCGCATCTGATGAAATGCTAGAGAATATGTATGTTGAAAAAGGTGCTGCTTGTGAGAAAGATCCTAAACTTTTAGAAACGTATGCGAAAAAGTTAGATGCTGCTCTAAACTTTATTCTCAATGTTGCTAAAGTTGGAACCATTTATCGTGGTGGTAAAGGTTTAACAAAGCGTCAGGTATCAATGCTCGTTCGTCTGTATTTTCATTTTAAAGGAAAATATGGAGACTTCCGAGTTGATAGCTATGATCTGTTTTGGGAAACATTCTCCGAGGCTTTCAACAAGTTTGATTCCAAGAGTTCTACTCGAAAAGAAACTTTTCAAGAGCGAGGAACTGGTAAGACACGGGTTATCTCAGAAGCATTTAATGGCTATCTGTCTTTCGAGCTTGATGATGTCTGGAAAGTCAATCAGAACCTTAAGTGGATGCTTGAAGAGTTTGAACCTCTGGAAGTAATCACTCCCGTCGATCCAAAGCGTTGCTTCTCCCGTGAGGAAATCGAGCAGGCTCTTATTGAACAGAAGTTCTTATGTTACGTTGATGGTGCTCCTTTAACAATGAAGGATGCCGCAGGTGCTCATAAGAAAGCCTGGTCAAAAGGTGGAAAGACTGTCCGAAAGAATTTGGTAGCAGTTCGTTCCGCACACAATAAGCAGTCTGGTTCAATGGATATCGATACTTACAAAAAAGCTATCGGTTATTGATCTAAGTGAAATGAGGCGGGGTTCAAAGCCCCGCCTTTTTTATACCCTCAAACTCTACCAAAATGATAGACTTAATGTGTGTCAAAATGATACGGTCTGACCACCAAAATAGTCCTTGACAATTCCACAGAACCTGGTATAATAATCCTATGATCAAGACTAAACGCAAACCCCGCTCTGACCGTAAACATCTGATTTACTCGCTGTCTGTAAACGGCAAAGAGTATATCGGAGTGACCTTTGTTGACAAAGGCCGCATTAATGCGTCCTTAACCCGTCGTTGGAATAAACATGTTAACCGAGCCTTGAATGAAGACAAAGGCTGGAAGCTATGTGCTGCTATCCGTAAACACGGAGCCGATTCGTTTACAGTCAGCGTCCTCGAGATCGTGCGTGGCAAGTCTGCCGCTCATGTAAGAGAGAGGGAGTTGATCAAAGAGCGTAAACCTAAACTCAACACGGATGTAAGATAATGTCAAGAATATGGACAGGCTTCACCGATGCAATGCAATTGGACGATCTTGAAAGGAAAGTCTATTGTAAACAGTTTATAGAAACTCTTGAACCTCGTTTACAATTCGTAGCCATTCTTCGGTTCTATCATAACCAAAGTCTTAGCTCAATAGCTGAGGAATTGGGAATATCAAATCCTCGGGCGTATCAGTTGGAGCGCAAGATTATTAGTAAACTAATGAAACACTTTACAAAGGATCATTTGTAAACAAAAGGTGCGTCAACTTGTCGCAGTTGTTGCCAAACGATTTTCCTTGACTCTTCCTCTAAACCTGGTATAATAATCATATAAACGATGGAGATAGACATGAAAAACTTCGCTCAAAGCACCTTCAACCCCACGACCGATCACAATGCTCGGTTCGCTAAAAAGAACCTAGTTCTTAACACTAACACGGTCGATGCCCTATTGACCTACATCGAGAATGGTGGTACAATTACGGTATGTAAACCTGGCAAGCGTACCCGTGCTAACACCTCGTTTCCTCAGGTTCATGGCACTGTCGCTAATCGTGGTGCTAAACAAGTTAACCTCACCAATGCTGGTGTAAGAGCGAAAGGCTAAATCATGTTTGAACTTATCGTCCTAACTGTCTCGCTGGCTATTCCAGTTTCGTTCGCCCTTGTTGCTTTGCTCTCGGAGTCTGACAATGCTTAAATGGAAAGATGATGAACAATACGTTCAGTGCCTTGCGCTGTTTATAACTCTCGTCGGTCTTATGTTTGGTGTCGGTCTTATCGCATACTTTGATGGGTGATTAATATGAAAAACATGATCTATGTTCTAATTGCTGTTAGCTATCATATGGACGAACAATTCGTTCTTGCGGTCTATACTACAAAAGAAGCTGCTAAACAGGCTTTGATTGAAGCTAAGATGAATAACCATACTGAATGGATGGAATATGTTCTGGAACATAGAGTGCTTAACACAGCACCTACACTAACGAAGATTAAGAAAACCAAAATTAAATTTAAGGCTGCTTAAGGAGAATGTTATGGCTAATGTGAAAACTTTCAATCTGTCGGTCTATTTTGTTGATAGCACGACCATAACATTTCGTGGTATCTCACGGATTGCTGTTGATAGATACAAGAAGTATTATCTCAATAAGTATATCAAGCCAGACTTTTATGTGGAGGAACGATAATGCGTAAGTTTACTAATGCTGTTATTGAGGCTAAAGATGAGGGTATCATTGATCGTGACGAATTGATCCGTGATCTTCTTGACTATCTTTCTGAAAGCGAGGTCGCTAATTTTCTGAGTGCTTACTATTGCGAGTTTTATGATGAACTTGCCCCCACCAAGCTAACTTGCTGAATAAGGTTCGTGGGTCGGATGCTAAGGCGCAGGACTGCAAATCCTTGAGAACTCGGTTGAACTCCGGGACGAACCTCCAAGTTACTCTTAGATGGATACAGGCTCGTGTGGGCAGGATCCTTAAACAAGCGCCCTAACCTTGTGTAAGCGGAAGCCATTGTGTCTTGCAAGCGAGCAATGGCAGTGAGCATAGTAAACCTGTATCCTTCTAAGAGTAACAGTGAAAAACGTTAGAACACTAAATAGTAGGTAGGAGGACTAACCTAATGCCTATTAATATGTGTTTAAACTGCGGTAAAGACTTTCAGTGGATGCCGTCACAAACGAGTGGTAAGTATTGTTGTCATGACTGCCAGATTACACACTCTCTTAAAGAAAAGATAGATAGTGGTAATTTCAGTAAAAGCAATGCGATGACCTACTTTAAAAGAACAAAAGAATATAAGTGTTCGGAGTGTGGTATAACTGAGTATAATGGTAAATCCATTAGATTACAGATAGATCACATTGATGGTAATAATTCGGATCACAGACAGGAGAATTTGAGATATCTTTGTCCTAACTGTCATACCCAAACAGAAACTTGGGGAGTTAAAAATGTTAGTGAGGAAGGTGCTAAAAGATTGAAAGAGGCATCTATACTCGGGAATAAAATAAAAAGGGGTAAAGTTCCAAAAGGAACAAAATTAAATGATATCATGGCCGTGTAGGTCTCTGGTGAGACCACTTGTCTGTCTAACAAGTTTAGGTGAGTTCGATCCTCATCACGGTCGCCAATTTGGTCCCATCGTCTAATGGTTAGGACAACGGCCTTTCACGCCGTCAATGCCGGTTCGAGTCCGACTGGGATCACCAATATGCGGGTAAGGTGTTACGGCAGCATGTCAGTCTTCCAAACTGATGGCGTGGGTTCGACTCCCACTACCCGCTCCAAGTTTACAATCATCCCCTGCGTCAACTTGTCGCATCGTTGACAATTAGGTTTACATTGACAATTCCATTCCGACGTGTTACTATTAGACATAATCAGAAAGGAAAAACCATGAAACTTATTCCTCTTGCTTCTAATATGAACCTTATCCGCTTAAACAACGGTACGCAAGTTCTATTCTCTTATAGAACACCTGTCGCCGCCCATGTTCCTGGCGAAGGTTTCTTTAGAACAAATCACAACTGGTCTAGAACAACCAGCAAGCATATCAATAAGTGGCTTCGTGGTGCAATTGGTGTCGCCTCTGTTGATCAGTCTGTAATCGATAATATAGCGGGGTTGTAAGATGTCTAGAATGTCCGATTTACACTTAGAGATTTCCGAACTTATTGGCGATGCCCTCTCCACACCCGGAGTGATCTACGACAATGATGTTCTGGAATATGTTAATGAGCGGTGTTCGGTTCAGGTCTCATGGGACCAGATCGAACCTATCATGGACCAAATCTTTGGTGATCAATTCTGGCCAGAGGGCGTTGTCATTCAATGACTGTAAACAGTTTACATTCAGGGGTGCGACATCATGTCGC